CTTGTCGTAAAGGGCCAGGATCATTCCATCACCCCCTCTATAAATATCTCGGTTTGAGTTTTACAATTAGATCAGCTCCCGGATTACTGGCCGCAAAATGTGCCGTACCAGGCGTCACCACCGGCAGTTCTGTGAACACTGCCGGCACCAATATCCCGTTCTGCGTCACCATTCCCGTTTCTGCGTCGATGATGGCGGCCGATCCGGAAGCCACCCCCGGAAGCGTCAGGCTCCATCCTGTTTCAGCGCACGAAATCGTTGTTTCTCCCAGCGCTACAGATGAGGATACTTCAATCCTCACCGGTGTTTCAGCGGTTCCTGGATTGTATACTTCGACTTCTTCTGCACCTTCTATCGCTATCTCTTCTCCATACTCGTATCCTTCCAAAGTCAACGTGACCTTATGCCACCGCTTTCGTGATAATTCTTCCACTGCATGTGTCTTCAATGTCCCGCGAAAAGAATTCAGAAATCCGTCCAGTTGGATGTCGAGTGTTCCGATCATTTTTGACAGGATGTAACTAATATTATCCCGGATTGCGTTCCTTCCGTTCCCACTCACAGATAATACTATCTGTAACGGTTTAAATCCCACCTGTGGGCTGAGCAGGACAGGTAAAGGGCTACCAGCAACCCATATTGATCTCGTATTGATTGCCGAATAGCCCCATACCACATTCACCTGTTTTGCCCCGGCTTCGGATATCTCCCAGCCGTTGATTGTCATACTATGCCTCCTCTGGTAGAACGATACGTGGACGCTGCCATATTATTGCTGATTTTGGCTGTAAGCTGATCCATAGTTATCGTCGCACCTGTTCCGACACCGTCTTTCACGTCGTTCAGGCTCGCCAGGATCGCAGCCAGGATGCCGGCAATATTGCCAGTGTCTACCGCCACAGTCTGGGTGCCGTAGCTTCCTGCTCCTGCACTTGTCGCGGCGTTCATCCGGCTCATGCCATTCATCCATTTTCTTTCCCACTCATAATAATATGTTTCCATTCCCGGCAGGCTTTCATCCATCTTTTTCTTGAGGCCTGAGATCAACGATGCGACTGTGTCCTCTCCGATAGTCTTTGCTTTTCCGACCATTCCTGCCAGGCTGCTGCTGATCCCGGCGCTCATTTCGGCCAGGTCTGAATCGTATTGCTTCTTCAAATCCGCGAGCTTTTTCTGCGCTTCAGCCTGGGCATTTGCAATCCCCTGTGCCGTTTCCCCCAGCAGTTCTTTGCTCTGGATCCCAGCCTGACGTTTCGCAATGTTCTGCTTCTCCTGCCAGATCCTCACCCATTCGCCAAGTTCCGATGATGTCATCCGGTTCAAGGTATAGATATTTGCCGTCGCCTCCGGCCCCATCTCCTCCAGCTGATCCAGCAGTTCCTTCGGCAGGTTCTTGTTGCGCAGTGCTGTAATCTCCTGCTCCCACAGTCTCAGCCCTTCGATCTGTGTCCTGGCGTTCCTGAGCATAGCCTCACTGGTAAAGCCTTCATTGTCCCAGGCATCGAACAGACCAAAGCTCTGCAGAATCGCTTTCTCACGCTGGTTTACAGCATCTGTGTAGGTCTTCGTCAGCTCTTCTATATTGGCCTTTTCTTCGTCCATAATGGACTGCTGCTCTGCCAGATAATCCTTTTCCAGTTGTTCCCGCTGTTCCGTGTATTCTCTGGCAGCATCAAAATACTTTTTATCAGCCTCGATCCGTTCATCGGTTCCTTCCGTGAACTGCTTCCTGGCTTTGTCCCAGTACTGCATCTCAGCTTTCAGGGAGACCTTGTAATACGTTTTATATTTCGACAGGATGCTGTCGTGAACACTGGACAGGGTCTTTCTCTGCTCTTTCGCGGCTTCAACCGGATCTGGTCTGCCGGCTGCGACTTCTTCCTCTAACGACGCGATCTTTTTATAGATCGTCAGGTATTCGTCTGTGTCAGCGGCAAATTGCTTTATACGCTCTTTCCAGTAGGCCAGTTCCCAGGCAGCTTCCTTATTCTCCAGTGTCCGTTTCCGATCGACCTCCTTCTCCATTCCGGAAAGAAGATCTGAGCGTTTCTGGGCTTCTTCAGCCGCTGCCTGCTCCCGGAGTGACGCCAGCCTGTCTGTGATGGTGTACCACTCATCGGAATATTTGGTATACGCCTTGATCTGCTCTTCCCAGTATGCGATCTGTGCAGCTGTATCCATCTTTCCCTGATAGATCCTCTGTTTTACATACGCTTCCTGGGAGGAAAGCATTTTTGCCTGCTCAGCAGCTTTTGTAGCGGCCAGGTCCTGCTCCAGGGACTTTATCCGATCTGTGATCGTATACCACTCATCGGAATACTTTTTAAATCCCTTGATCTGCTGTTTCCAGTAGGCAAGCTCTGATTCCGTGTCCATCTTCCCCTGGTACGTCCGTTTCTTAACATAAGCCTCATCAGCCGCCAGTGATTCGCTCTGCGTCTTGCTTTTAGCCGCTTTGATCTGATCATTGATGGAATTGATCTGCTTCTGTGCGTCATACCAGGCTTGTGTTCCCTTTTTCAGCTGTTTCTGTACGTTTGCCCAGTAGATTTTTTCCTGTTCCAGAGACAGGTTATGCAGGATTTCGTAGTTGTCCAGGTATTTCTTCGCTGCGCTGTAAATATCGGAATAATAGGTTTCAGCGTCCTTCTTCACAGTCTTCTTGTTGCTTCCGCTTCCAGTAGTCGTTGTCCTGGATACCCCAAACCGGGTGCCGATTTTTGCCGCCAGAGAGGCGTTTTCCGTCCTCTCCATGTCCTTTGCGGCTGCAGTCGCCTGGGCAACCTGCCTTTTATACGCCTCCGCACCCGACTTCGCCGCCTGTTCGACCCGCTTCCAGAAATCCTGCTCTGTCTTTACGGAAATATCCTGCCGTTTCTTTTTCTTTGCCAGCCATGCGGTAGCTTCGTCATAGACAGCATCGGAAACTTCTCTGGCGGCGTTCTCCGCATCCGCTTTTCCGGATCTGATACCTTCCGCCATGCCCTTCGTGAGCATCTCGCCGACTTCTTTTTTCCATTTCTTTGACGGGGAATGGATTCCAGCCTCATTCTTCGCCGCTGCCAGAGCATCCCGGACAATCTGCCTTGCTTTCTCCATGACATAATGGCCCATGGATGCAATACCGCTTCCTGTACCTTCCGCCAGGTTTTGGCCTGCAGAGTAGTAGCCACCCTGCTGCGCCACGATAGCAGATATTCCCCCGTAGGCAAGGCCGCCTGCAGACTCTGACACTTCACTGGTTTTATCCTCCATCCCATCAGCTGCTGAAACAGCATTCTCACCACCGACAGCAGCATAACCGGCCGGATTCCGCAATGCGCCGATACCAGCAAAGGCAACAGCCGTCGATTTCGTTTCTACAGCCGAAGTTCCTGCTTCTACCCCGCCGGCATAGCTTTCGGTGTTCTCTGTACCGGCCTGTTTATACTCAGGCTTGGCCGCATTTATCGCTTCCAATCCTGACTGGCTTATATCATCCGCGCCTTCTTCAACATAAGAACCAGCAGACTGCTGTCCCTCCGCGTATGCTTTGATATTACTTTCGCCAGCTTCCCGGAAACTGGAGTCGGCGTGCATCAGGGCTCCGGCTCCGACAGCACCGTACTGGTCTGTATTGACGGCTTGCATTCCTTCTTCGATGCCCTGTTCGTAGCTTTCGGCAATCTGTTTTCCATGTTCCCGTGCAGCTGCTTCACCGGTCCCCAGACGCTGTACAGCTTCTTCGCGGAGTGCATCCGCTGCCTCTTCTGCCTGACCAATGTTTTCTGTGATACCCTGTGAATATGCATCTGCCAGGTCCTTGCCCGCCTGCGTCGCTTCTGTAATCTTCTCAGCATCCGCGGACACATCCATGGCTTCTGTCCACGCTTTGGAGACTTTTTCAAACTCCCCGTCACCAGCCTCCATGGACTCAACCAGCTGCTGCACCAATGCTGCACCCTGTTCCGGTCCCAGCTGCGCCAGATAATCATAAAATTCCTGGCTCATCCCGTCGCCGATCTGGGCTGCCAGCGTCTCCATATTTTTGGCCCAGCCGTCTATAGCTTCTTTCTGTTTTTCAAGACGTGTAATGATCGTGTCCAGAGAATCAGCGGATTTCGCCTCAAAATCGTCGAACACACTGACGGCGCCCTGCATGGATCCCTCGATCCCGGTCCGCATATCCTCAGCTGCTTTTTCCAGCTTTTCCAGCTGTTCCGGATCAATTTCATCCACTGCTTCAGCAAGGCCTTCTGCTGATTCTCCAGCTTCTTCCATCGATGAAACGATGATGTTCCCGCTTTCATCAATCTCTGCACCAAGTTCCGCCAAAGTTCTGGTGGTCAGATCATATTCTTCCCGCGCCTGCTGCTGCAGCCGATTTACCTCAGCCTGTGCGGACATGGCGTTGTTCAGCTGGCCGACCAGTCTTCCCTGTTCTTCTGACTGGTCTTTGGAGATCCTGACATGATAATCGGCATATTCCGCGCCTTCTTCCCGGGCTTTGTTCAGTTCTTCCTGCGCTTTTTTTACAGCGGAATCGGCTTTCGCGACTCTGATTTCCGACTCGATCAGTGCATCGGAAGCGGCCTTCATGGCTTTTATGTACGCTTCCTGTTTTGCCGAATTGCTATATGCCTTCATCAGGCGATCGACTTCATCGGCTGTCAGGTGCAGGACGCCTGCTTCTTCGTCCCAGGCTTCGGAAAGTTCAGGGATTTCATCCGCCAGCTCTTCCACAATCTTGGAGATCTGGTATTTCTGAAACTCTGTCGTTTCTGTTGCGCCCGCGACCTCCTTCAAGACCGATGCATAGGCATCCAGTTTTATGGAATCCGATTCATAATCGGTCAGAACGGCCTGAGCATTTTCCAACGATGCTTTGACCGATTCGTTAGACTTATTTATGTCTTCTATAAATGTTTCCAGCGCTGTTTTCTGAGGCGTTATGGCTTCCGTGATCCCGGAAAGAAACCCTGTCACGGTCTGGACGGTGCTGCGAAGCGGTCCCTGGACATATCCATATGCGGCAATACCAAGCCCTTCCAGAGCCGAATTCATAGTTGTCAGATCACCCTGCAGATTGTCCTGCATGGTACTTGCCATGTCTGCAGCTGCTCCATCTGAGTCCCTAACTGCTTTCGTCAGTTTTTCAAAATCAGATGGTGCTGCATTCACTACTGCCAGCAAGCCGCTCATGGCGTTCGCCCCGGCTATGTGTTTTGAAGCCGCCGTCTGTTCACTTTCAGACATTCCTGCGAAGGCCGTCCGCAGATCCCCCATGACTGTATCCAGAGATTTCATGTTTCCCTCTGAATCCGTCAGGGATATTCCCAGGCGTTCCATCTCCGCAGCGCACTCCTTTGGGGGCGCTGACAATCTTGTGAGCATGGCCCGCAAGGCCGTACCGGCTTTATCGCCCTTGATGCCGGCATTTGCCATAAGTCCAATTGCTACAGCCGTATCTTCCATGCTGTAACCAAGGGCCCCTACGATCGGCGCCGCATACTGGAATGTAGCCCCCATCAGCCCGACGTTCGTATTAGCATTCGACGAAGCTGCAGCCATGACATCTGCCAGGCGTGTAGCATCACCCGCAGAGTATCCCATCGCAGTCAGAGCATCCGTCACGATATCAGACGTAGTCGCCAGATCTTCCCCAGAAGCTGCCGCCAGGTTCAGAATACCGTCTATGCCTTCCAGCATGTCCTGCGTATCCCAGCCGGCCATGGCCATGTACGAAAATGCATCCGCCGCTTCTGACGCCGAGAATTTTGTCGATGCGCCTAATTCCTTTGCTTTCGCAGTCAGCGCCTCCATACTGCTCCCGGACGCTCCGGAAATAGCCTGCACCTTAGACATTCCAGCTTCGAATGAGGATCCTACATCTACAACATACTCTGCCGCTTCCTTTGCTTTATCGACAAGTTCCCCCAGTGCATCTTTCGCGAAATCCGCAGCGGCAACGCCTACACCTGTTTTCAGAGAGTCGCTCCAGCCCTCTGTTTCCTTTGTTGCTTCCCGAACCTGGTTCCCATACCCATCGATGGAATGTGCGCACTGGTCTGTAGATTCCCTTGCCTCGTCCAGATATTTTTCGTTCTGTTCAAGGGCTTTGCTGTTTCTCTGAACGTCTTTCGATGCAGAGCTTACCTTCTTCGCCCATTTCTGCGTACAGCTTTCTGCAGTTGTCAGGTTACGCTGGTTCTCTTCCTGAGTCTTCGTCAGCTCGGAAAGTTTTCTCTCCTGCTCCTTGACCTTATCCGAAGCATCTCCATAGGTCTTTTTCAGCTGCTCCAGTTCTTTCTGTGCTTCATCTACTTCACGATTGCTGTTGTCAAGCGCAGCACGATGTTTCTCTACTGCTTTCTGGGCATTATCATACCCGGCCTTCGCCTGCTCCAGGGCAGCCTTGACTTTCCCCTGCTGTTTTTCCAGCAGTTCCTGTTTCTTGGTCAGGGCCTCCAGAGAATTTGCATTCCCGGAATAAGTACCTTCCAGCGCCTGAAGTTCAGCCTTCACCTGCTTTGCCGCATTGGCGGCGTTGGTCATGGCGTCCCGGAACTCCCGTTCCCCGTCAACCGCTAAAATGATTCCTACTTTGTTTCTAGCCATATACCATCACCCCCATAGGCATCAAAAAAGCACCTGTTCTCACAGATGCTATAAAATGTCCAGAAGATTACTTTCTTTTTTCTTCTTTCCGTTATATTCAAGATAAGCGTCATACAGCAGATAGAACTTCCGGAGTGTCATTCGGAATAACTCCTGCTCCGAATAGTTTAATATATGTCCTCCGATGTATAAGAGCCGTGCTACATTCACGCTCCGTTCTCTGCTTTTGGGCTGTCATCATCCTCCGGATCCTCGTCTTCATCCTCATCATCAGGCTCAGGCAGGGAAATGCCGAATGCTTCCACCACTGCCTTTGCCAGTATTGTGATTTCGTTCCAGACGATTTTCTTCGCGAGTTCCTTCTCAGTTCTTTTTCCGTCATCTTCCGCATTGATCAGGATCGTCAGTACGGAAAGGAATGTCCGCAGTGCATCAAGATCATCCACGGTATAAACCGCTCTTGTGACATCGTTTATGACATCGAACAGCGGTCTCCCGATCTTGCTCTGGATCTCATCAATTACGAAAATAGTGAAGAGGAGCTCATGCTCCTCCCCACCAACGGAAACCTTTACTCCATGCGGATTAAGGTCGCTCATTTATTCCTCCTGTCAGGCAGAAATGTCCGCCTTGTCATTCAACCATGCCTTCGCGGCTGCTTCGGTAGTGAAAACATGCTTCTCATAGATCTCTCCGGTAACCAGCGGATAAGACTTGCCTTCGATGGTATCCGTCTGGAACTCAGTGGTTTCGCCTTTTGTTGCAGCATTCTCAGCCGGTCTGGTGTGCTGTACCTTGTTCAGCCAAACCACAGTATAGGTCGTGACACCGTTTTTCTTGCGGCGCTTATAGAAGCCCACGCCTACGAAAGGAGCGGTATCCGTTTCTTTGATGACAATACCTTCCGGTGTCTCGGCAACGGGCGGAGTAGCTTCCGGATTTGCAGCAACAGCCTCCGTATAGGTATGGCCAAGCAGATCGGCCTGAACCTTCAGGGACAGATCATCAACATTCAGGGACGTTTCCAGGTTCTGCAGGGACTTGTCGGTTTCTGCAATGCCGTCATCGGCCCAGAGCTCCACATCGTTGCTGTTCGGATTTCCGGAAAATTCAATGGCCTTTGCCACCACAAAACCATTGGCCCAGCTTGCAGCCCCGTTCGCCTCAGTGAGCGGAGCGGCTACTACATACTTCATACCAATATGTGCCATATCAGTCTACCTCCAATTCCTCATCGTTCTCAACCTCGCACTCAAATATGATGTGCCTGGTTTTATTGTCCGGTTCGACTAATGATGTTATCACTGGCCATGTAAAGCCTGCATTCAGCAGCCGTCTCCGGATCTGTTTCTGTGTACTGAAAAACTCGATGTCACGCGGGAGGAACCAATGGATCTGCAGATCAGCTACCTCGTTCTGAGGCTCGTTGTCCGCCATTACCGCAGCTCCATCCCTCGCGAGTGTGAATGTAATATACTGTTTCTGTCCGTCACCGAAGAAATCCTCTTCAACGGGAATGCCGAGACCATCCAGCGCTGTATCGATTTTCTGAAAGAGTGTCATAACTTAGCCACCTCCTCATCGATGGTCTTCTGGATAATCCGCCTGCATTCAGCTTCAGCATTGTTTACTGCGGTCTGCCTCACCGGTCTCGGCATCTGGCCATGTGACCTTACACCATATTCCAGATAGGCCAGTTTCGCGCCGTTCCTGACGCCTTTGCTGTCCGTGCCTGTCGGCCTTACTGCAGAAAACACACCCAGTTCATTCTGTCTGGCATCCGTTGCCTCAATGGATGCAGCCAGTGAACCTGTTGCGTCCCCCGAAACCACAGAATTCACTGCGGCCTTGAATGATTTCACCAACACCGGTGACGCAGCATCGACAGCAGTAATGGCCATCTTTTCTGGGGATCTCAGCTTTTTCAGCATCCTCTCCAGCTCGTTAAAGCCTGTGATCGTTGCTTTAGCCATCCTTTGGCACCACCTTCCCCCGTTCCCGGAGTGAGCAGGTCAGGATGATGCTCATGGACCGTTCTCCCTTGAATGTCCTCCGGATATCATAGATATCTCCGGTTGACTCATCCCGCAGATAAGACTGTCCTGCATAATTTGCTTTGTGGATCTCTACATTGACATCTGCAGTATAGCCAAGCTGGTTCGCGACCATCTCATCATCCCGTGTCGTATCCCTGAAACTCGCCCTGATCGGGTCCCCCCAGGCTTCCACTGTCTGCTTGATCCCACTTGGTGTTTTTATGACTGCAGGTGCTGAAAAGGAAATTGCTTTATTCCACATCAGCTCCCACCCTCTTCCTGGCAGAGCCGGAAGGTCATTTCCCGGAATGTCTGCATATACTTGCTGGCGTTCGTGCGGTCATCGCCATAATTGGCTTTGACATACGCCGTTATACTCAACAGCACCCGGCCTTCCGGCTCAACTGATTCAAGCAGGTCCGCAGGGACTCCAGAGGCTTTCATGTCAGCCAGCGCGGCTTCAATCAGGCTTTCCAGTTCGTCATCATAGACATCTATGCCTTCAATCCCCAGCCGCTTTTTGACTGCTTCCAACATGATTAACCACCTCCCAGGGCTGCCGTCTGTTCTTCCAGGAATTCCGCAATTATATCGGCCTTCCGCGTTGCTGTGATGGTATAGCCCTTATCTTCGGCGATAGCTTTAATCTGGGCTATCGTTAAGGCCGTGAGTTCCTCTTCAGACAGACTGCCGTCTTCGTTGGTGTCGGCCTCTGCAAAGGTGGCAGGATCACCACCTGAGCTATCGCCTGTTATTCCCCCGACTGAATCTCGAGGATATAACCGTTCACCCATGCAGCAGTGTCAACTGGCTTGTAATCCGCACGAACTTCCGCCCGGAACAGAGTACCTCTCTGCTCAAAGGCATTATAGCCTTCTACGGAGGCCACGTTGGAAGACAGGATCGTTGTTCTCTTGCGATCATAGATCCTGACGGCTTCTTTCAGATCGCCGGGGATAAACGGAAGCTTATAATTTGTTACCTCGTAGTAAGAGGCAATGCTGGCGGTCTTCGGATCGTCTACCACCGTATATACATAGGGGCTTTCATCCGTGCCGGATCCACTCCTTGTATAGTAGGTCTTTCCGTCAACTACTGCCTCGTCGCTCGTGGCGCTGAAGACTGCCTCGGAAGGCATAACCTCGTTCGGCACGATTTCAACCTGAACGACCGTAGCCCCTACGCGCAGCTGGATCCTCTGCGGCTCCGTAGGATTCGGATTCAGCAGCGGACGATGGTTGGCGTCTTCCAGAGTATCCAGGTAATTCAGTCCGTCATCGTTTGTCACGATCACGACGTTACGACGATATGCCTGGCCCAGGGTTACGTTAATAGCCTTCTTCAGATCTGCCAGCCCCGTCATTTCGACTGCCGGCTTGCTCTTCAGGATCGCGATAACCTCGTTGTTATCCGTTGCCAGGCTGTTCTTGCCGATCCAGGTCACGATCTCGTTCGTAATATTGGCATCAGAATCAGCCAGCAGGTCATTGGTAACCGGGATATATCCCGCGTAGTCCTCAATATCATAGGTCACCCTGGTGAACTGAGGACCTGCAATCTTCTGGACAGCGCCATTCTCCAGGACCTTCTGAAAGCCTGTAGCCTGCGTCTTTGTCTGATACGTACGAGCCCCTTTGTTGGTCTTTACCGGTTCAACGGTGACCAGTCTTCTCATCGAGAAGTTAGCCTCCTTGAAGTGCTCGATCCGCGTCTGGATGTCTTCCGGCACAGTATATCCGCCGTCGGCAGGCGTGCCTTCGCTCATCGGAGTCACGGTATTCACAGCGAACCGGTTCCTGGCTGCATTTGCAAATTCATGTTCTGCATCTGCTTCAGGGTTTTTCGGAGCGGGTTCCTGCGTTCCGCCGTAGTTAAACGGCACAGGATTAGCCGGGAGCGTCTCCTCCATGTCCTTGAGCAGATCGAATTTCTTCTGCAGGTTTACGAGTTCCTTCTTGGCCGTTTCGGCCTCGTCCAGCTTGCCCTCATCCACCAGGGATCTCACGAGGGCTTTCTGCTTATTGATGCTGTCCAGCAGCTCCAGCAGGTTTTTCGGCATGGTTCTACCTCCTTTGCCTTAGATACCGTACAGTTCCAGGTCTGCGGTAAGCCCTTCCGCCCTCGCCCTGTCCTGTGCTTCTTTTTCCTCTTTGGCTTTAGCCTCCTTCGCCTTCTCAATCAGTTCCGGCGTGATCGACATTCCAAAGAGGGCGTTACTATATCTACCAGGGGCTCCATCCGGTTCCCCGATGATAGCATCACAGATTCCCATAGCCACTGCCTGATTCGCAGTAAGCCAGGTTTCCTTGTCCATCATTTTGAGGATTTCTTCCTCACTCCTGCCGCTTTTTGCCACAAACGCGGCAGCGATCGAAGCATTCAGAGATTTCAGCATCCGGGATGCCTTATCCATTTCGTGATAATCTCCTGATGTTGCTGTCGATACATTATGCACCATGATCGTGCCCACGGCCGACATTTCCACCCGCCGGCACCCCATCGCCAGGAAGCCAGCCGCAGATGCCGCCATCCCCATGATCTTCGCGGTGCTGGGCACCGTCTGAAGCAGGCTGTATATCTCCTGCCCGGATGCCACATCTCCGCCCGGAGAATTGATTCTGACCTCCAGTTCCTCCCCGTTCTCCAGGGCAGCTATAGCTGCTTTGATTT